GACAGTATTGTTAAAATTAAACTCGATGAAGTTTACAAATCAATAATCCCAGTTAAAAACACCGACAAAGTAACAGATAGTCACCTAGTATCTCTTATGCAATACTACGACCTAATTGCTGAACTAAGAAAGGTATGAAAAAGTCACACCTAATCGAGATAATCAAAGAGGTTTTAAGTGAAGAAGGTAGCATGACAGGAGCAGTTGGACCAATTGCAACTCCATATGCTTTCTCCAAAAAGGGAGCAGGTAAAAATGCAGCTACCAAACAAGGAGAAAGATTAGGTTTTAAGACAGTAGAGAAAAAAAAGAGACCTTATAGTACAAAAACGATTACTTACTTAGACGAGAAAAAATAACATGAGAACATTACAAGAAAAATATAACGGAGTAAATGAAGGAGCATTCTCAAAAGATCAGTTCTTAAGAGATGCTAGACTACAACTACCAAACCTAGTTACTCAGTACAACGGATACGATGATGCTGTTCAAATTCTTAAGAACAGAGGAATGATCCAAGAAGAGAAGAGCGAAATGAGCACTGCTGAACTAATGAAAAAGTTAGATGAGATGCCAGCAGGAGAGTTAGCCAAAGACATATTTAAAGGAGTATCAAAAGACGTTCTAGATGGTCTAAAAAATCTTGCTAAGAAAGGTAAGAAAAAATTAGGAGATGCTCTTGTTAAATTTGGATACTTAGAACCAGGTGATCTAAACGAAGCTAAAGAGGGAAATAATGTAAAAGCTCACATGGAGGAGTTAATAAAGTTAGCAAAAACAGGTAAGGAAGACAAGAAAAGTATACTAGCTAAATTTGCAGGTGCAGGGATTAAGTACAAAGTTACAACAGCTGAGCCAAATACAATAAAGTATTGGAATGACAAAGAAGGCTTATCAGGAGAAATAAAACTAAAAGAAACTGTAAAAGAAGCTAGACTAACAAAAAGCAACCTAACAGATTATAGATATAAAGCAACTAACGATATGGACAAATATCCATACGAACAAATCCTAAGAGGATTAAGAGTTGAGTTAGAAGGATTAGGAGTAACAGCAACCCCAACCCCAGAAGAGTACACAAAAGCATTAGCAAAAGTACTTAAAAACTTAGAGAAAGATGGTATCTTCTATACAAACCAAATAGCAGGAATCAAAGCAAATAGAAAACGTACCGATTTAATGGTTGATGCAACTCCAAAAAATGAAGTTGATAAAGAGAATGGATTACAAAAAGCTGCGTTAAGAGAAGCAATTAAAGGTGTGATTAAAAACATCTTAAAAGAATCACCAAAGAGTTTTATGGATCCAGACCTGTATGATGCAGATGAGGAAAGAGAAGAAAGAAGAAAGAGCTATAACGACCAAGGAGACTTTGGAGATGAAAGCGATTTTGGAGATTACTATCCAGAAGGAGATGAAGAAGTGGAAGAAGATGTTTACGAAATGTATGCAGACGAAGACGAAAATGAAAGTGTAGGATTAAGTCCTGAAATTTTTGAAGATTTATTCGAAACAGATAGAGAAAATGATGATGCTAAACTTGCTAGATACGAAAAGTACACCTATACACTAGACGGTAAAGTAGTAACCCCAGAAATCGGATACTACAATAACTACTTAGGAGCCGAATTAGATGGAAAGGTGCTTAAACTAAGCTCTCCTAGCGAAGATGGAGTAGTGCAGTTAAAATCTGCTCAAGGAAAGACAGGGATGTATACCGAAGGTACCTTTGAATCAGTATCACTAAAAGACATACTAGACTAACCATGAACAATCCACTATTAATAAACGTAACTCCATTCAAAGGAGTACTTACTGAATCAAAACTCAAACCAGGAGTTTTTGAAGTAGTAGGTATTATGCAAAGAGCAGGAGCAAAAAACCAAAACGGAAGAATCTACGAAAGAGACATTCTTGAAAGAGAGGTTAAAAACTACGTAGACAATTTCGTTAAAGTAGGAAATGCTTACGGAGAACTAGATCATCCAGAATCTCCAATTGTATCTTTAAAAAATGCTTCACACGTAGTTAAAGAACTATGGTGGGACGGAGAAGATCTAATGGGTAAAGTAGAACTACTAAACACACCTTCAGGAAACATTGTAAAAGAAATCTTAAGAGGAGGACACACAATTGGTATTTCATCTCGTGGTACAGGATCAGTACAACAAACAAACGAAGGAACATTAATGGTTCAAAATGACTTTGAATTAGTATGTTGGGATTTCGTTTCTAATCCATCCACCCAAGGAGCATTTATGAATCCAATCTCTTTGAACGAACAAAAACAATTAGCAGGAAAATACGATAAGTTAGATTCAATTATCAACAACATATTAAGAGCGTAATGAAAGACATTAACATACACGAGTGGCAAAGAAAGTATTTAAAGGAGAATGCTGAGCAGTCAAGCACACTTGCAGATTACTTTTCATCCAGAGGTGGAGCAGTTAAAAAAGCAAGTAGATTAATTGACCAACTTATAAATAAAGCAGAACTTGATCCAAACATCCACAACGAATTAGTAGATGCTATTATTGATCTAGTAGATGAAATAGAAAGTGATAAAGATAACGATTACGAATACTAAATAAAAAACTAACCCACCCCACAAAGGTGGGTTTTTTTATGTTTTGGAAATATACATATATTTATTTAAGAATATATCATGACTATATATGATATCTACTACAAAGTAAAACACTATTACGTCTCCCAACTACAATAGACGTACGACAAACAAAACAAAATTATGTCAAACAAAGATTTATTAAAGCAAGCAATTGCCGAAGCTAAAACTATTCGTGAAGCTGCAATCGCCAACGCTAAAGAAGCTTTAGAAGAGTCATTGACTCCACATTTGAAAGAAATGTTAGCTCAAAAGCTACAAGAAATGGAAAATGACGAAATGGAAGTAGATGAAACAGTAAACAATGTAGAAAATGAACGAGAGTTGATTAACTACGTTACTGAAGCTGAAGAAGACGAAGACGAGGAGCCAGCAGAAGAGGAAGAAGAAGTAGAAGGTGATGAAGAAGAAGTTGAAGAGGAAGAAGAGGACATCGATCCTAACGATCCAGACTTCGCAGACAAGTTGAAAGACTTAATCAGAGACATTGTAGCCCAAGAAGCAGGTCACGAAGATCAAGCAGAAATGGACCAAATGGACGAGCCAGCAGAAGGTGAAGGTATGGTAGGTATGGAAGATGAAGAGGAAATTGACATCAACGAACTATTAGCTGAATTGGAAGAAGGTAACAAAATGGATCCTAAAATGGAAGGAATGAGAAAACCTAAAATGGAAGGAATGAAAAAACCTAAAATGGAAGCCATGAAAGAACCAAATCCAATGGAAGAAGAGTTGGACGAAGCCTTAGCTACAGTAGCTGAATTAAGAAAACAACTACAAGAGGTTAATTTGTTAAATGCAAAATTACTTTATGTAAATAAAGTATTCAAAGCAAGCAACTTGACTGAAGGTCAAAAAGTAAATGTTGTAGCAGCTTTTGATAAAGCTGAAACAGTAAGAGAAGTAAAATTAGTTTTCGAAACAGTTTCTAAAAATGTAACTAGCAGACCAGTTACAACAGTAAAGGAACACAAATCGTTTGCATCTAAACCAGCTGGAAGTACTCAAAAACAAGTTATCAACGAAGTATCAGAGCAGGTAAGAAGAATGCAAAAGTTAGCAGGAATTATCTAAACAAAAAAACAATAAAAACACTTTTAATTAACACATGGAATTAAATCAATTATTAGAAGGTTCAAACAACTATAAGACACTACAAGCAGATGCTGCTCGTTTGTCTGGTAAATGGGCCAAGTCTGGATTGTTAGAGGGGATCTCTAATGAAAACGACAGAAACAACATGTCTATGATTCTTGAGAATCAGGCAAAACAAATCGTATCTGAGGCATCTCAAACAGGTAACGGTTCAATCGGAACTACCTCAGGTAACGGATCAACTGGTGCTGAGCAATGGGCAGGTGTAGCTTTACCATTAGTACGTAAAGTATTCGCTCAAATTTCAGCTAAAGATTTCTTATCTGTACAACCAATGAACTTGCCTTCAGGTCTTGTATTCTATTTGGATTTCAAATACGGAACAACTGAAGCAGGATT